GCCTGAACCTGCGTGAGCACAATAGTTGTTCGGGTCATCACGCCGCTCGCCCCGTTTGTGGTTGAAGTTCCGCTTTGTACCGCAGCGAATCCGTCGGAATCGATGTTCTGTCCTCCTGGCGCAATCCGCTCAAACTGGACATCCCATTTTACATCACCAGTTGTCGCGCTGGCGGCCCCCCAATCAATATCGACAGTGATATTCCCGTCTGAATAGACGTTCGGAATCACATCATGAAATATTACGTTCTCCGCCACTGTGTCATCGAAGGTAATGAGCGGATGTCCATTGCGACTTGTAGCCGCTGCGGGTTTCAGTGCGGTGAAAGTGGCATAATTGGCATTGAATACCGTTCGTAAAGATGCAGCAATAACTTGAGCTATGGCTTGATCGACCCCGAAAAGATGTGCCGCTAGATCATCGACATCGGTGGCTTCAGACGGTGTCGTAGCTGGCGTGTACGTACTAGGAGTGAAATCAATATCAACCTGATCGCCGTCAATCTCGTCCGTTGTGGTATGCGTCGGAGCGTGAGCACCAAGAGTCGTTTGAGGTGCACCACCACCTATCAGTTGAGGATTCCTGAGTCTGCGCTCTCTGCGGTAATACTGCTTCCTCGGGCCTGCATAAAGCCGCCGAATGTCGGTGAATGTTCTGGTCTGAGATTTTGGCATTCACTCTTCTGCCTATCCGCCGTAGAGAGACTTCGCGGCCTTTCCCAATGCCTCTTCTCCCTCGTCTGCCTCGACCGGCGTGAGGCCCATCTTCGTGATCTGAATGTCGATGTGCCTGTCTACGTCACCGCCCATCGTGTCAGTTCCCATCACCTTGGTACAAACAACATGAGCGAGAAGGATCTTCTCCTGACCCACTGGAGGAAGTTGCTCAATCTCCAGTTTCTTCAGAATCATCTCGTCAAGATGAAGCAGCAGTTGAGGCGGAAACTTAGGACTGTCAGCGGCCAACGTGTCCGGACCTCCGAACATCTCCTTGGCCTCGTCTGCGGTAAGCTGCATATCTTTGACGGGACCGGCGTTGTTGTGGCTGCTTCCAGGCTTTCTAGCCATTTCTTTGAGTTTCGCCAAGGGGAGTCCGGTGACGGTTTTCTCCCCACGTTCTGCGCGACCGATTTCTGCTCCGAAAAACGCCTGCTGTTTTTTCGAGACCGCGGGCATACTATTTCCTTCGCTTCTTCGCAGCAGCCTTGAACTTCGGAACCTTCGCCCCTCTGGATTTCACTCCCTTGGGTTTCCCAGGACCATGACTACGCCCCTTGGCCCGTTCTCTTACAGTGTGGCGTGGCATCCTCTACCTCCTATAGACCAAAGAATTGCAGGAAACTCTCCCTCGTTCCCTCTCCAACAGCGAATCCCTCACGTTCGATTATGTACTCGCTGTCAGGTATCTCATCGATCTGTCCTTCGTTAGCAGCAGTAGCCTGAGCGCGGGATATCTCAAGCACATAATGTTGCAGCGCACGATTACCAAGTTTGAATGGATCTCCCCGCGTGACCCTCGGTGCCATATAATGAGCAAGCCGCCACGCAAGAGCGTTCGTGAAGTCCGGAGGAAACCGCTCGGGGTTCGTCTCCTTCACCGTGTATTCGAGGCAAGCATCCTCCTGATCCGTGAAAATAAAATTGCTCGAGGTACCTTGCACGATCCGAAACTTAACCCTCGACATTCTCGTGTCGTTCCTAACTCCGCTAAGAATCCTTCTCGCGTAAATCAGGTCGCTCGGTTGCGCATATGAGAAGGTCCACTCAATTGTGGGATCCTGTTCAATCAGAGCCAACACCTGAAACCTCGTAGCGAAGTGCCAAGGGAAATCCCTCAGAACCTGATCCCGTGCCTGAACGAAAAACCTCCGGGCCGAAGCAGCCTCGTTTGACTTCTCGCTTTGAAGGTTATTGATCTCCTTCGCACTGATGTGCGAAAGCGCCAAGTTCGCGATTTCGGTTTCGGAGGGCATTAAGTCTTATCCTCAGATTTCGGTTCAGGCTTACTCGGTTGACTGAGACGGAGACACATCTGTTTAAGTTCAACAAAGCGATCCATCGCCTGACCCTGTAGGGAGTAACTGCCTTTGCTCAGGAAAAGATGGATGTCAGAGAAATCCTTAGTCGTGGGTTGCCCGTTGCTCTTTTCCAGTTCCGCTTCCGCCACTACCTACCACCTTCTCCTAGTTCATGATTCCAAAATTCTGAACCCGAGCCTCTAGTTCCCCGAGCCGCGTTCTAACATTGTTCAAAACGGCCTGCTCGACAGCATCATACGTTGCGTCAATGACCGTCGAATCCTCAGCCGTGAGAGCCGATCCTCGAACAACCGCAGGTACACCATAGACTCCGATCTTTTCGTTGCTCGCACCGATGGAAATAGCACTCGCCGCACCTGCCCCTCCGCTCAGTGTAAGCGTATCAGTCCCAGCCCCACCTTCAAGTTTGCCGCCATTCTTGAATTGCAGGGTAGCCGCGTTACTGAGAATGCGGGCACGTTCTGGGAATCCCACTCCAGTGGAAAAAATGATTGGAGTAGCGGTACTCGTTAGGATATCCAAGCTGACCGTACCGTTGTATGCCAGAAAACCACGATTCGCCAGAGTCGCATGAGTGGAACCGTACATTTCCACTGAGATAGTTTTATCTAGATCATTTGTCGCGCACCAGTTGGCGACCGAGGTGGAATCTGTGTTCTGAATCCGCGCCTGCACAGCACTTGAATCGCTGTCCTTTATGGAGATGCGATCAAAAGAACCAGTTGCAGGTCCAGAATGGTTGATGAAAAGTTTTCCGCCACCCGCGCCTGAGATAGCCAAGCCGCCCGCGCCTGAGATTACCACGTCCCCTGAATCAGCAGTGATCGTCCGACCAACCCCCGCACCGCCTTCATCATACCCTCCGTCGAGGGTATTTCCGCCAGCCGCAGCCGTCGTCTGCGTCGTGTTGTCGGGGAATTTGAAACCTCCGGTTGTTGAATGGATGATGCCCCCGACTTCCAACGGAGATGCAGGAGTCGTTGTGCCACCCATGCCGACATTGCCGCTCGGATCAATCGTCAGTCTCGACGCACCAGCGACCACGTCAAAAAGGATCAGCCTTCCTTGACCCGATCCGCTACCGCCCCCGGTGGAAAGGATCTGATAGTGCCGACCGCCCGTGGCTTGGCTCAAGATCGATATTCCTACGTCTTGGTTGGTGGCATCCGTGACAAGAAGTCCGACCTCAGTATTGTTTGCTCCACCAGTGACGACATGCAGTCTGCCCCTGACACCGTTAAGGGAAGTGTTCGGAGCCGCCGTCAAAATTCCGAGACGGTTGTTGATGTCGTCCCAAAAGAGGTTTGCGTTGTCCTGGGTGAGCTTGCCAGAACTGTCCGCGAAAATCACGGATCCTGCCGTGAAGCCGCCGACAGCCCCACCGTTGAGTGAACCACCTGAAGTCAGTTGAATGGGAGCGTCAACAGGATCGTCGTAGAATAATTCGGGACGACCCGAAACAGTATCGACGGACACCACGCCTTCCCCTGGAGCCGCCACTGCTGCGTCACCGAGATCGCGAAGTCGAAGGGGATCAACGCCTACGTTTATCCTGCCAGGAATCGTTGATACAGCCATCGCTCGCTCCTATTGAATCTTCGTCGGACCAGCCATGAACAGATTAACCGATGTTCCAGTTCCCGAGATAGCAGAAACCCTTCCGCGAATATTGATCCAACTCGCGTTGATTGCGAAACTGTCCGCAAAGGGCGTGTTTTCGTCCACGATGGGCAACGTAATCGTGGCCAGCGTGTTGAAGTTCGTGCCATCAAGCGAAGCCTCAACTACGACGGTCGCGGATCCAGCTCCTGATGTCGTCGTCCCAATCCCCTGGAACGTCAAATTCTGAGCGATGGGATCAAACCCCTCCCCAGTCGAGACGGTGGTAACGGCACTTAGCATTTGTACGACACGAACTTTCGCCATCTGTTTCTCCCTAGATCACGTCGTCGTCGCCTGTCGCGGCTTTACTTTTCTCCACGTTCACCCTAGCTCTCCGCTCCTTCAGAGTCTCGGGCCTGATAGGAACATCCCTCATCGGCTTGCTGTCATCGGTCTCAACGGCGCGGTTCTTGTCGTCAAGTTCTTCCATCCACATTTCGGAAAACTGATCCTTCGCAGAAAAAGTAAGTTCTTCTTTCTTCCTCTTTCTGCCCCGGCCCGTAGTCTTGATGTACTTCCTCTCAACCAACTCAAATACCGCACCCTCGCGATACCGACGATTGTTGAGGAATCCAGTCTGCGTAGCACGAACCCGCATTCGTCACCTCCAAGAAATATAGGAGGAGTGGGGGGCCAAGCCCCCCACTCCCTTGTCTCACACGATCAGGAAATCGTGAAGCCCGAGGGGTACGCCGTGAAGGCGTCGATGCCTGTCGTAACGAAAGCAGTCACGGATCCAGTCGAAAGGTTGCCATTCGCAACCGTGTATTGGAGCCGGACGAACGCTTCCGTCAGGATCTCAGGCGCGATCTTCGCGATCAAGCGCGCACCGATAGCCGAAAGCGCACCGAAGGTACCAATCGTCTGTCTCGTGGTCGCCGAAGGAAAAGCCTCGGCATCGTCGCTCTCGAGCGTCACCGTGACAGTCGAATCACTGCCCGCATCGGCGAACGCCACGTCCACGTTGATGTGGATATAGAGGTTCTCACCCGTGCCGATCCGACTTTCTGCTCCAGGGCGAAGATCCATGACATTCTCCGACTCCGCAGAGGCGGTGATCGCCTGGGCATTACTGAACTGGGTCTGACTATCCACGTACATTTTCTTCTCCTTTTGTCAGTAGGAAACCAGTGAAGCCACAGCGTACTAGCTTACCGTCGCCTCCGTTTCGATCAACTGATCGACCTTCCGAATCGGAATGCCACGGAAGAACCCGATCACTCTGCCATCGACATTCTCGAACTTGAGTCCGCCGCCCGAAATCACATCGTTCCGGCGCTGAATGTCGAGGAACTCAAACACCGTCCGGTTCATGTAGAACGACGGACGACCCAGAGCCATGTTCGGGATCCGGTGAATCGCTTGGATCATCAGCTCGACCAGATCCGCAGCACTCACCTGCGAGACCAATGCCGAGATGTCGATGTTCGCGATCCGGACAGCGTAACGCCAGTCCTTCACAGCGAGGCCCGCCTTCCACTGGAACCTGTCGCGGTAAGCCCGCATCCGGTTTCCAGCGATTCCAGCGGTCGTCTCGACAGTCTCGATTCCCAAGTCCTCGTGGACGAGACCAGCTCTGGTTCCTTTGGGGAAGATTCCGAACACCGTGTTCGGACCCCAAACGACAAGCCAAATCGAGGCGTTGTCGGAACCCGATCCGCCGCCGAGGATGATGTTCTGGCCGATGTCAGCGGTCGTGTCGGAGTAACGCGGAGAGAAACCGGTGAACTCCTCCGGGTCAATTGTGCTGTTCCCGAAGAAGAACGTCTGCTGCATCTCCTGGTTCATCGCCTCCGTGTGAGCGACGGCCTCAGAGAGACGGAACTCCGCCGTGTTCCCGTTCAGCATCACGAGATCAATGTCAACTTCGCTCCAGTCCTCCAGAATGCCAGTCTGCTCATCGATCTGAGCCGTCCTGCTTTTGGTGGGCTGGGTGCCTTGGTTGAGGAGTCTCCACGCAGCCGTGGGGAGTCCGGTACGAACCGTCGTCCGGTGCCCTGTCGGGAGGTTCCCCTCCATCCAAAGCATATCCGTAAGCATCTCGTTCGTCTGTGCGAGAAGTTCGGCAACAGTCGCCGTCCTTCCGTCCGGGTCCAAACGCTTCGCCCAATCAACGAGCGTTAGGACATTGCTTCCTAGTGTAGGCATACTTTATTCCTTTTTTTCAGGTTTTACAGTGTCTCCGTACAACACTTCCGCTGGACTCCGGGTTTTCCCCACGGATGCCCCCGGATGAACAAACGTGTCCTCTGTCATGGACTCACCGACAGACTTCAAGAAACGGATCAGTTCAGGATGGCTTCCAAGGCCCGTCTCATTCAACGCAGTCTTGAAGGCTTCGCTTCCATGGCGATTAACAACACGTTTCGCCATCTCAACGGTCTTGTTGAAAGCGTCTCCGCCGATCTCCTTGTCGGCCTTGACATCAGCCTCCCAGACTTTTACCTGATCGTTCAACTGACCCTTCATGCGTTCGACGTGATCCACGACCGCCTGATTCTCTCGATTCACCAATTCCTGAGCTTGCTCATTGGAAAGTCCCTGCTTTTTGGCATAGCCAGCAGTCCTTTCGAGAACGGCTTCATCAAGAGGAGAATGTTCTGGTAGAGAGAGTTCGTATTTTTCTGGAGCAGTGGGAGGCGCAGGAGCGGTAGGCGCAGCGGGAGGAGTGGTTTTGGGTTCCTCAGTTTTGGGAGCTGCTGGAGTTGCTTCCGACTTCAGCGGTTCCGTTATGATCGTGGATGAAGCCGTAGACTCAGGTGTAGTCTCTACAGAACCCGCAGTAGTACCTGTTTCCCCTGCCATCTCATCCTCGCTTTCACAAAAAGTCTACAACATATCCGCTGAAAGTCACTAAGTTTTTTTATTCGCGAGCATCATCTCCACAAACGCCCCAGGATCGGCTTCGCTGATGTCGGCCAACATCTTCAGACCCACATCCCTCTTCCCTTCATTGAAGGACGTGATATTCGGATCGACCGTGAAGCTGCTCTCAAATATCTTGCAAAATGCAAGGTATCTCCAGAGGATTCTTTTGCCGAAGTGTGTTGCGAGCAGATCCTTCATGTCCTTCAGTTCAAGTTCTTCTCGAATGTTCTGCTTCTTTCGCCCCCGCCGTATCTGATCCTCGTCGGCTACATTCCCGACCAAAGCCTCTTTCTTGTCCGGCACTATACCGCCTCCTCGGTCGGGACGACCTGACCCGCAGCAGCAGCCTCAGTTAGCCTTGAGAGCATACTGTCCTCGTCCAGTTTCGCTTTCGAGAGATCCTTTGCCGCAGCCGCTCCCTGCTGTGCAAGTGCCGCAGCCTGCGCTGCCTGCTCCGCCTGAGCGCGTTCCTGCCTGATCTCAGCAACTCTCTCATCAGATACCACAATCCTCGGAGGAACGCCGACGATCTCCGCGTACTCATCCACCAACTGATCTCTGTCGATCTTGTCGAGCACTGTCTGATCGAATGTCGCTACTTGACCCACAAAAGCAGTCAACCTTTCAACGGATGCAAGACCCGCCAACTTCTGCGCCTGAGCCATGATGCTGATATACTCAACCTTTAGATCGACACCCTGCAATTCTTCCGGAGGTTCAGGGATCATTCCCTGCCTGTTCATCATGTCGAACACGAGATCGATCAACGGATCAAGCAGATCCTGGTTCAGTCTCTCCAGCACGCTTCCAAGAGCGAGCAGCTTTTCCTCATGCTTTTCCTCAACCTCCCGCGCCGTGATCTCTCTCCTGTCGGTACGCGCCAGCATCAAAAACAAATCCTCGTAAAACGCACGGCTGATCCTCTCCCGAGTCTGATCCTGTTTCCTCTCGATTTCCGCAATCCTGGGATCCACCTCATGGACCGGCGAGAAACCTTTCGATCCCTCTCTCTCATCGACGTAAGTTATGGCACCCGGGAGAATCGAAGCCGTGATCGTCTTCAAAACGGACGGCCCCTTCATCGGCGGGTTCACCATCTTCGACAACGCCTGCATGATCCGTCTCTCGACAAGCTGAAGCTGCCGGATGTCTCCAAGCGCAGTCATCCCCGGACAGTCCGTACCGTAGATGTCCTCTCCCGTCACTTCCCACCGGGGAGCGAGAACGGGAAACACGTCGTATCCTTTTTCGCTGAGAAAGTTGTCATCGTCAGGATTGATGAATGATGCCGCACCTGAATACGACGTTCCCCGTTCGTAGTAAACGCTGATGTACTTCTTGAACTTCGACTCCATCTTGTCTGGATCGAAATTCTTATTCGGCATCACCACATGGTTGACTTCGATCCAAGTCTCCTTGTGGTTGTTTCTCCACTGGCTTTCCACGTTATGAGAGAAGTTATCGAAATTCTTCGGCTGTCCCGCTTCGTCCAAGTCGCCGAACTTCTCAATCAACTGCCGAACCGTCATCCTGAACTCGCGGAAGAACACCCTCACCCGGAGCTTCTCATCGTTGGCAAGCATGTACGAACCAATCGCCAACGGATAAGTTCGGAACACCTCGTCAAAGTCTTCCTCGAAAAATATAGCCGACGTCGCAAACGTAGCCATGTCCTTGTACGTGATGGGAAGCGTCTGATACAAATTAGACCTGAGAAACACAGTCGTCATGCGCCGCGTAACTGTCGAAAGCCACAACTTCACCGACTCGATCTCCGCCAAGTCGGGATCAGGCGTGGACAACCGGAACCAAGGCCGTGCAGGAGACGTGACTCCACCCATCATTCCAGCCGCAAGATTTCTGACGGCAAGCGTAGCCGTCGAATCAATAATCCTTTTCGTTCTCCTGTCGCCCCGGTTGGAATCCTGAACGAAAAATCTCGTCCGTCTTGGAAGTATGAAATCGCCCAAGTCCCGCCAGTGTCCTTCAAAGCTGGAGCGTTCGTTCTCCATCTGAGCGCGCAGAAGCTCGAACTCTTGGCGTCGGCTTTGAGGACGGAACGAATCCAGTGCGATGGTTTCTGCCATTAGTGCGTCTTCCTGAGTGCTCCCTTAACGCCTGAAATAGGTGCAAGGATTCTGATGCGTATTGCAGTTCCGTCCTCTCGGTGCAATTCAATTTGTTCGAACGGGGATCCATCAGCCAACATCGAGGCCCAAGACCGTCTCGTTTCCCAGAGCTTCTCAATCAACATATCGAGTTCGTCGCGTCCGCGAATTTCAATCGTACCGCTCATATGGTTCACGTCCCCAACAATGTTTTCACACCCGCTTGCTGTCCTCCAGCGACCAAGCCCAACGGCCCCGTCAGAATCGTTTCGCGCAGACCTCTCTCCGATACAGCCTGAGCGCGTTGCCTTCGACGTGCTTCGTCACGACGTCTTGTACGCTCGGCTTCCTCTTCGGTTTCAGAAATCAAAGTGCGCTGCCTTCTTGCCGCACGTCTCTGGACTTTCGCAACCTTTCTTGCTCCTTTCTTCTGCTCCACAGCCTGCGCGCCTGCGGCAGTAGCCGTGACCACCGCCGCAATAATGGGAATCGCTTCGGCCATCCACTACACCTCCATCAGAAACTGACTCTCCGACAACCGGTAACCCCGCTTCTCAAGGTGACGCCCCGACACCTCCGTAGTCCAGTGCAATGAGAAAAATACCCAGTCCACATTCTCCCTGCACCATTCCGTGAATCGATCAAGCAGCATTACCGCCGCCCGAGTTTTGCGATACCGAGGACTCACGTACCAAAGCGCCTCGTAGCACACAAGTAATTCCGGGTTCAGAACGTGAGGACTCACGATCCCTGTCACGAAACCCAAGCGTTCCTCGCTTTTTTCCGCCACGAAAAACGGATGGTTTGCAACCAGGTTTCGGAGAATGCGCATCCGGACGGGAAGAGATTCGGGCATGAGCGAATACTTGTGGGGAACTGAAGCGTCGAGTTTCGCGATCTGAGACAGCAACCAACTTATATCCCCCTCACACGCTACTCGAACAGTAACCGAGCGATTCTGTACCACAACCTCTCGTGTGTCAACCACTACTTAAACTCTCCCGAATCCTCCAGCGGATCAAACTCACTCAGCAGCTTACCCTGACCGCTCGCCAACCCCGGAATCATATCCGCTCCCATCACTTCAGGAATCGCGAACGTCACCGCCAAGGCGTCCGCACGATCGGGACTGTACCCCAGTCTCGACTTGATCTGATCCTTTTCCTCCAGCCTCAACTTACCCTTGTCGAACCAGTACATCGGCGTCGTCAGTTCCTTCGCCAAGCTAGAATCGTTCGGCAACGCCCCACCCCTCTTAACGTGTTCCGACATCCGGAACCATATCTCAGCCCGCTTATTAAAATACCTCGGGTCCGACGCCCGACCGTTGAACACAACCGGCACAACCGATATCCCGGCCTGGATCAACGCATCTTCCACACCCGCCCCGTGTCCGCCCGTCGCGTCAATAAATATCAACTCCGCATTGAACCGTTCCTTCGCCACCGCAATCCTCGCCGCGATCTCGTGAGTCCTCGCATTCCGAATCTCGGAAAACCTTCTCGCCGCCAAGCCCTGTCTCGGGAAAAGCACCGTCGCGTCATCACCAAACCGCGCTATGTCAACACCGATCCGCTTCTGCGAGAAACTGTACTCGTCTTCCCTCAAATGTTTCCTCATCGCCTGAGACACTTCATCCGGTCCCAAAAGCGTATTCATACTCGCCGGAGGGAATTCCCCGAACACGTTCACGAGCACCCAAGGATTATTCCTGCCGTGAATCCTGATCTGTTCGCGAGCCCACTCTATATCGATGCGGGTACTTCTATCCGGATCGTCTGGATCTCCCGTTATCTCGATCACGTTCCAAATATCCCGCTCCGTGGTCGATGCACGGTAAAGCGGTCCTTCCAGGTGCGTGGGATTCCCCGCCTGTACGAGCTTCGTTTCCTTCCCCGTAGCAAGCGCGGCTTCCGCAGAAGCCATCACCGCATCGGGAATACCACCCGACTCGTCCAGCACGAACAACACGTAATCCGCATGGACTCCCGCCAAGCTGTCCGCCTGCTGCTGCTTATCGCCATGCTTCGGCCAAGTCCTGGCCGACGCGAACCAAGTCTCCGGATGATCCTTCGCGACGATCCTCGTTTTATTCCACTCGAACGCTCCTTGCAACAACTTCGATTTTCCCATCCACTTCGCCAACTCAGGCCACAGGTTGTCATCGAGGTTGTCCTTCGTAATCGACGTCGCGATCACTTTCGGGTATGGGCGTGTCAGCAGGAAATTCCAAATCTCCCAAGCCAGGAGACTTGTCTTGCCAGGACCCTTGCAAGCCTTGTAGGCATGTCGTTGCTCTTTGGGGAATGCGTGAAGTGCTTTCGCCTGCCACTTGTCCGGCTCTACCCCGAACAACTGCCTAACCATCAATGCCGGGTCCGCTCTCCACGCCGCAAGTCCTGAGACGTCCATAACTATTCCAAACTCGGCTCACTCACTGTCCCCTCGTCTAATAGGGTTGGGGGGAGTGAACCGTCTCCCCCCTTCCCAGTGTCAGAGAGAGGGTGTGTGATTTCCTCGGGTTTGTTTTCCTTGGATGCGATTTCCTCGGGCGTGATTTTCTCAGAGGTGGCTTCCTCGGATGTGATTTTCGGCTGCCATGTGTCAGAGTCGCTCTCAACTTGCTTGGCCTCACCGTTCCCATCCGTCACTTCCGGCACCTTAACCGTGTAGCTCGCCTCCACCATCTCCGCCAACGTCTCTCCCGTCAGCTCCACCGTATGCTTGAACAT